AACTAGGAAAAGTAAAAGTAGTGTGAAAAGTACAGGTAAATTAAAACTTGTAAAAATTGTAAAATCTCCAAATAAAAAGAAAAAATATAGAGCATATTTTTCAACTGGTAAACACACTGATTTTGGAGCTGCAGGAATGAGCGATTATACTAAACATAAAGATCCAGAAAGAATGAAGAGATATTTAAATAGACATAAATCTAGAGAAAATTGGAGAGATCCAACAACTGCTGGCTCGTTGAGCAGATTCGTGCTTTGGAATAAACCATCTTTTAGAGCAAGTGTTGCTGATTATAAAAGAAAATTTAAATTATAAATTTAAAAAATGTATTTAATAATAAAATGTCAGAAAAAATTATTTGTTGTTCAGGGTATTTTAATCCATTACATGCTGGTCATATTGAATATTTTGAAAAAAGTAAAGAACTTGGAACAAAACTTGTTGTTATTGTAAATAATGATAAACAGGCAATATTAAAAAAAGGAACTAGTTTTATGCCAGAAAATGAAAGATTAAAAATAATAAGAAGTTTAAAAGTTGTAGATATGGCAGTATTATCAATAGATGAAGATCGTACAGTATGTAAAACATTAGAATCAGTTAGACCAGATATATTTACAAATGCAGGAGATCAAACAAATGATAAAATTCCTGAAAAATCTGTATGTGAAAAATTGGGAATACAACTTGTAGATGGGTTAGGTGAGAAAATTCAATCGTCTTCGTGGCTTTTAGCTAAAAATAAAATTTGATTTAAAAAGTTGAAATTATATATAAAAATGACAAATTCAGTTGTATTCTTAGACATTACTATTAATAATAATTATATCGGACGTATTGAAATTGAATTACATAATGACATTACTCCACTTACCGCAGAAAATTTTAGATCTTTATGTGTAGGTGATAAAGGTTATACATATAAAGAATGTAATTTTCACCGTGTAATTCCTAATTTTATGCTACAAAGTGGTGATATTACTAATTTTAATGGAACAGGCGGGATGTCTATATATGGAAGAAGTTTTAAGGATGAAAATTTTGTTTTAAAACATACAGGGCCTGGAATACTTTCCATGGCAAATTCTGGACCAAATACAAATAGTAGTCAATTTTTTATAACAACAGTTGCTACACCATGGTTGGATGGAGGTCATGTAGTTTTTGGTAGAGTAATAAATGGTTTGAATGTTGTAAAGACAATTGAAACATATGGAAGTCAGTCTGGACAGACAAATGGTAATATTACAATAGTTAATTGCGGACAACTACAATAAAATTTTTAAATTTATATAAAAGTTTAAAAATTTACTTTTAAAAATAAAAATGAGCAATGAAGATAATGTAACAATAGCTAGTTTTGATATTGGTAAGAAAAATTTTGCTTTCTATATAGAAGAAATAAATTTAAAAGAATTAAAAAAAATTAAAAACATCTCAAAATTAAAAAGATATAATATAGATGGGACTTGCACGGATGAATTTCAAAAAATATTAAATTCTATTTATATGAATGGAAAGAAAATTATATTAAAAAATGTAGATCTGACAGTTGGTACAAATAAAAATAAATATTTTGATATTGAATTATGTCATAATTTAATTGATACTTTAGATAAATATCAAGAATATTTTGATAATGTATCTTATATAATTGTTGAACAACAAATGAGTTTTGGAAAAAAAGTAAATACAATGGCTCTAAAGTTAGGACAACATTGTGAATCATATTTTTTATTTAAGTATGGCCGTTTTAAGGAAGTTATAGAATTTCCAAGTTATTATAAAACACAAATATTAGGTGCAGAAAAATTAAAAAAAATAACAAAGACAGGTAAAGTAAGTTATAAAGCGATAGATAAAACAGCAAGAAAAAAATGGGCAATAGATGAAGCAAGTACAATATTGGCAGAAAGAGAAGATTTTCATACTTTAAGCGAAATTACCTCAATGAAAAAATCAGATGATGTAAGTGATGTAATTATTCAGTTGCAAGCATTTAAATATTTATATTTTATAGAAGGTATGAAATTTTAAATATCATCTCCTTCTATATCATCATTTACTAATTCCACAGTATAATTAAAAGGTGGTGGAGGTAAATTTAATGGCGATGGGCACGAAGATAAAGAAGGAGAATTTATAGAAGATTGTAAAACAGGAGAAAAAGGTGCTTTATCTAATTCTGTTAATTTAGCATCAATAGTTTGAAGTAATGTATCTAAATCGCAAATAAATTTAATATCTGCGGCATAAGTTTCTTTTAAATTATTTAAACCATTTTTAGAATTTTTAAGATCGTTAATTAAATTTAAACACATTATTTTATCAGAATTTTTTTTTGTTCTTTCATAGCATTTTAATATTTCAAAGGTTTTATTAATAGTATCCTGTAAAAATGATAACGTTTTATTCCTATTATCTTGTAAGAAAGATCTAGATAGTTGGGTTAATAACCCATCAGGTTGAATATACATATACCTGAGATTTACTTTATCTCCTATCTGTATTTTCCCAATAAATTTTAACCGTGAAATTGTCTCTTTATTAATATCCATCATTACTTTTATCTATAATTATATTTAATTTTAAATTAAAAATAAAAATCTTTATTATGCTAATTTTAGCATAATAAATATAAATTATTCATCATCTTCATCATTATCTTCTTCTTCACATGCAGGACATAAACATTTTCTACATAAAGGACAGGTTACATGTTTCTTATTCTTATACATTTTACATAAACAAATTCTGCATAAATTGTGACCGCATCTCGTAAGTACGGTATTTTGTTCCATACATACACTACAATTTTCAACTGTATCATGTTTGATGAATATTTTAGCCATAGCTTTTTTTTCCTCTTTTTCTTGAAATTCTTTAACAATCAAGCTATCTAATATTCTACTATAATTATAATTATATGCAAGATTGTATAAATACTTAATATATTCTTTTGTTTTTTCACTAACATTTTCACTTTCAATTTGAAATACTTTTGATAATAGAACTTCATGGTTTAAACTAACTCTTGATATTATTTTGTCTTGATAAAATCTTGTATGAATATCAACTATAATTTCATCGTTAAATTTATAACAATAAGTATTGTATTCAAATGAACATTTTTCTTTCCAGTCAATATCGTCATATTTATTCATAATATCTTCTAATAAAATGGTTGAAGCTGTTTCAAAGGTAATATCATTTGTATTCTCACTTGCCATCATTATAGTTTATTTAAAAATTTTTCAATTAATAATTTTAAAAAATCAATTTTTTTTTAAATTTGACACTAAAAACATCTTAATTTTTTATAATTTAGTTGATAGTTAAATATCATGATGAATTTTTTGATTTTCTATAAATTTAAGATGCGCTTTTGAATTTAAATGTGTTTTGCATTTACTACTCAATAATTTTAATTTTATATCACATACACATTTAATTATTGGGTTATTTTTTCTTCTAGTTCAAGTTTTTTGTTTTCTTCTTTATCATCCATTTTCTTTTGTTGAATTTTCATACCTGTTTCATGAATCTGCGAACCTAAATGTCTCTTCATAAAATTACTTCTAACTTCATGACCACAACTACAAGTAATTTTTAGCACTTTTTGACTAGGATTTCCTGCCAACTTGTTTTCAAGTGATAAACGATGAATTTCAGTTCTTTTGTGTTTCGCCATGTAGTTTCTTTGTAGTATAACGCCACATTCACATAATATCTTTTCAGCCTGATATGCAAGTATTTTGTCCTTATTTTCTACATATCTTTCTTTTGTTTTTTCAAGAACTACATTTTTATTTTCAATATAATATTCTTTCGCTCTTTCGAGAACAGATTCTTTATTCTTTTCATAGTACTCTTTTTTGTATTCTTTGAATTCTTCCTTATGTTCCTCATAATATTTTCTATTAGTTTCCTTGATCTCATCTTTATGTTCTTCTCTATATAATCTAAATTGTTCAGTAAAGATTTCTTTATTTTCTTCATAATATTCTTTACAATATGCATTCAAAGCATCTTTGTTGTTTTCGCGGTATTCAGCTTGGTATGCAAGCACTTTTTCTTTGTTGTTTTCAACGTATTGTTTATGCATGAGTGCAATTTGTTCTGCATTTTCTTCATTATATACACGTTTATTTTCATTTATTGTTTCTCGATTATCCTCAATATATTCACGTCTCGCATCCATTTGTCTTTGTTTAATTTCATCTTCGGTTAAATCCTTTTCAATATCAACTGATTCATCCACATCACTAAAAGCATCAACAAATAAATCGACCACATTTGTAAATAATGAAATATCTTCATTTTCAGGAAGAATAAACCTATCATGATTGGCTACTTCTCTGTACTTATCAAGTTTGGTCAAAACGCATTTTTCAATATGATTCATCTGTTTTGCACTATTACACGATCTATAATAAATTATTTCAGTCTCATGTGTTTTATTATAAGTCGATAATCTACTATTAAGATCAATTGCTTTTCCAACAACATATATTCGTTCTTTTTTGTGATGTTCATCTTGGACAAGATACACACAATTTCTATCTTCGCATTTACGATTCCTCTGTTTCTGGATTACCTTATTTTGTAAATTTTTAATTTCTTTATTCTTTTCAAGATGTGCCTCTGTTAAAAAACTATTTTCTTCTTCTAGTTCAAGTTTTTCGTTCTCTATTCTTTTGTTTTCTTCTTCTAATTCCTTATTTTTATCTATTATACTTTGAATCTTATATTCTCCTTTCTTTCTTAAAGATGGAAGTATTTCTTCACAAACTACTTCTTGAAATTTTTGAGCTATTGGTTTATTTGAACGCATTATTAGTTTATATACAGCTGGTTCTGATAAAATTATCATATTTCGTCCTTGTTCTTGGTAAATAATATCTGACTTAAGAGAAACTGAAGTCAGGTTTTCAATTTTTTTCCACTTTTGCGGAATATTTTTTAATGCTTCTGTAATATTAGATAATTCTAATATATTACAAATATCTTTAGCTATAAAAAAAGGTTCATTATACGAACCTATAACACGAATTTCTTTATTTTCAAATTTAAATTGTTCATCTATTTGATTTATTAATTCCATTTTTAATATTAAAAATGATTTCTTTAAATCTAATATAATTAATTATAAATATTTAATTCAGGTTCATTATAATTATTAAAACAAAATAAGGTAGTAGACAAAATCTACCCCCTTTTAATGCAAGTTATTTTATACCTCAAAAGATATAAAATAAAAATTTAGTTCTTAAACACTAACTTTGGCGTAAATAATGATTTTATTTCATCAAGCATCTTTTTTCTATTAATACTTCTAAATTTATATTGATCAAATATAAAATCTTTTTTAAACTTGTAGCCATCTTGAATATTTTTTTTAAAACCTACATTTAAAAGATCGTCTATAGGATTAATCATTAATCTAATATAATCTAGAAAATCTATACGGATTATATCATTATGTTGCAAAAAATAATCAATATTTTCTATTTTTTCATATTGTTTTTTATTGTTCCCTACATCAACAATAACATATTCTAAACGAGTTCCTACATCAACTCTTTGTCCTCTATTTCTCATTTTTTCTGCTAGTTGAACTACAGCAGGTAAACATTTTTTATAATAATCTATTTCGTCTATTGCTTCTTTTTTTAATAATTCTTTTTCTTTTTCTTTTGCATTTTTTGGTAATTGTGGTACTATATAATTTCCTATTTTTACTTTCATTTTTCCTTTTTCATCTTTATATGGTTCTGATATATTCATATTATTTAAATCTCCAACTGATTTCGTTATTACATATTCTTTATGAGGCACAGAATTAGAACATATTCTATTTAACTCTTCTAATATGTAATATAACACATCATCTCTTGGAATTTTATCAAATATCATTGAAATTAATTTTTCATAAATTAGCCTGATAATAAGCGCATTATCTCTGCGGGCTAATAATACCCCCTTTTTACCTATCTTTTTATCTACTATGCCATCCCTCCCACAAGCTCTATACATATACCTTTTTTTGGTAAGAATAAAAAATTGCGCATATATTGAACATTCGAATTCTAAATAAATTGGAGGAGGAAACAATGCGGAAACTTCTTTTGAAACTTTAAGGGCATAATCCCAAGATTCATCTGCATTTTTTAAATGAGGAAAAGTTATATAATTTGAGTTATGAACTACTAGTTGACCAACTCCTGCTGCAAAATGATGATTTTCTGTCTGAATATCATAAATATATTCATTATCTTTACTTTCTAAAGGAATAATCTTTTTAATTGCATTAGATATATATCTCATTTTTATTTCAGGTGTTGATCCTGTAAGTTTAAATATATCTACTTTATCTTCTCTGGTATTTATACTTACTTGATAACCCACACTTTTCATTAAATAAAATAATCCAGCAGAACCAATTGCTCCTTTATTACATAGAGAAATAGCAGGATCTTTTCTACTTCCATCACCGGCATAATAACCCATAAAAAAAGATTGTCTAATTTCAAATGGAGAATTAAATATAATACTTGGAACTTTTTTATATCTTCTGTTATTATAAAAAAGATTGCGATATTTAGATACAAAAGTGACTATAGTATTTTTATGTTCTATTTTTTTTGAAAATTGTTTTGCGACTAATTTATTAACACTTGAAGATTTCATTGTATCTAAAATTTTAAAAGATAGAGATGTTTCATTTCTATTTAATATATCACATGTTCTTTCTAACAGTTTATTATCTTGATTATTAATAGCCCATGTCGATTTAGTATAACCTGTATTACTCATATATTCACCACAACTTCCATCTGCATAAAATAAACCCCATGCAAATGCTAATTCAGCTGTTAATCCTTCATATTCAAATGAAGGTATTATATATTCTTCAATCAGTTCTTTTGTAAGTTTATTATTATAAATAGGTTTTTTAGGTGTATCATTGGGAAGAGGTAACTCAGAAATACATAATTTATCTCCAATTTTTACTTCTAAAGGTGTAATACTCTTTAAATCTTCAGTTAATAAAGAATGTTCATTTGAACAATTTACAACACCTACATGTGTTAATATTCTGGTTAATGGTTTTATAATACTACATCTAACAACATTTACAATATTTGTAAATCCAGTATCACTCCATATTTGATAACCATCTTTGGCTTTTGAAATTTCTTTATTCGGATTAATTCTTTGCCATTTTCCATCGCTTAATTCTTCAACTGTTTTATATTCTATAATATTTTTATCCAAAATTTTAGTTTTAATTAATACCGGTTCTGTTGCTAGAACACAATCGGTATCGCCATACACTAGTTTTCCCTCATATTTTTTTGTAATTGTATCAGCCACAATCTCAATATTTGTTCTACCCATATATGTTGTTGTCATAGCAGCTGGCATAAATGGTAAAAGTCCTTTTTTTACACCTAGTATGCCATACATAGAATTTGCGGAGATTTTATAGGCTAATTGTCGCTTATCTAAAACTTTATTTAAATCATCTATATCTCTGATTTTTTTATTATCATCAATTCCTTCAATTAATTTTTGATTTTCCTTGATTTGTTTTCTAGTATTTTTTCTAGCATCTAATAAATTTTGTAAAATAGTAGGAACAACACCTTTTGGTTCCTTAAGAAATCTATAATATCTTTCTTCACACATAGGTGTTTTTGAAATTGTTTTTTTTATATCAGATCTTTCAGAAATATAAGGTTTTAATTCTTCTACTTTTTTATTAAGTTGATCTATAAAAGTCTGTTTTATATGTTTATTCGATTTATTATCTCTTTCTTCTCTAAGTTTTTTTATTATTTCTTTTTTACCATCGATATACTTTGATAATTCATTATATTTTATGACCTTTGGATCGTGAATACACGAAATGCAATCGCGCCATTTAAAAACATTACATTTTTCATCAGGTATAGTTGGATCTGTAACCCAAGAGGAATAATCAATGTTATATGCTATAATCGTTTATACCTTTACTTTCGCAAAGGACTAGACTGTATCTTAAGCAGATTCAAGTTGATTAAACTATCATTATCTACCGACACCCGTGGCATACTCTAAATTAAAGTATACACTCGGTCGTTGAAGGAAAATCATATCCTAATCATAACGGACTTAGATTTTTTACCCGCGGATTGCCCAATCTCTAACATTATTACCTTTGTGTACGACTATTAATCGTGTTCCCTTTATAAGTTTCCAAATAAAGGTGGTAGTTAGAGCTCTAAGGGTGTTCCCGTCATTTTAAGGTGTCTTGCCTTAATATTTGTATATTAAGACTAGGTAATTACTCTTTTAAAGTTACCTTTTACAACCTAATAGTTAAGTTGTTGGATATAAACTACAAAAATCAAAGGGAAGAACTCGTTCATAATTTCCTGGAATTGGTGGAAAGACATGCGCTCCTACATATCTTTCATTTTCTTTTGTAACATATGCATCTTTTTCAACAACTATATTTTGATACATACAATATTTATAAATTTGACTATATACTTTCTTTTGCTGACCTTGTGTAAATACATCAAAAATAGAAATATTTGTAGTTTTAGCCATTTCTGCTAAGCCTACCCATGCTTGTAATTTTTCCATAAGTTTTATAACTAGAATAGAATCTTTCAAACAATATTTAGCACACATTGACATAGCTTTAATAGCTTTTTTACTATAACTACCATCTTTTTCTTTTTGAATACCTATTCTATAACATTTAAAAATTCCTTTTGGAGATAAATCATCCTTTGTATCTTTCAATAATTCTTGTGAGACTGTTTTTAATTGATAATTATTAAATTTATAATCACGCTGAATTAAAGGTAATAAATCAACAAATACTCTACCTTCAGCATCCAAATAATCAAATTCTTGATTTTTAAAAGCGGAAGAAGACCATTTAATTTTTTCTTGGTTTGAAATATTATCTTTATGAAATCCTAATTTAGCAAAGTCATTAAAACAAAAATGAGTAGCACTTGATTTTGCTCTATCAATCATATATTGAATATCAAATTTTAATATATTATACCCAACAATTATATTAGGATTTTGTTCTCTAACTAATTCTGTAAAACCTTCTAATAAATCAGCTTCCGATTCAAACATATAAACATTCACATCATCACCAACTAACTCAGGATCAACTTCTCCAAGTGTTAATAAATAGTTATCATATTCACTTTCTCCTTCTCTTGAAAATACGCAAGATATTTGAAATATTTTGTCACCAGGTTTAGAAGCTTGAGGCATAGCAGATGGATTAGTAGAATTGACTTCAATATCAAAACCCATTATTTTTGGACAAGCTAAAATATTTTTATCAAATTTATTTAAGTGTTGATATCCAACCATGTACTCTTTATCACAAATAGTTAATTTTTCTTCTCCTATAACCTCTTTACCTACAAATTTAATCCATCCAGCAGTTGGAATATCTCTACAAGAAACTAATTGTAATATTTCTGAAGCATCTTGTTCATGCATTTTTAATTTAATTTGACCTAATCCTAAAATATAAATAGGTTTTTTAAGCATATAAAATAAATTTTTATAATCTGCTTTATTTGAAAAAGAACATAATAAATAAGGAAATAATTTTTTATTTCCATTTTTATCTATTTCAGCACCATATAATTTATGTTTAAACTGTAATTTCTTTTTTATAGGTTTATGTTCTTTTAATATATCATCTAGACGATCTCCAAGCGATTGGACTTTAGATTTCCAATCAATATTGGATCCATTTGCTGTTTTTACTGGAAGCTCTAAATAAATGTAAGGTGTAAAATCATCTATTCTTAAACATATATTTTTATTATTTTCATCTAATCCATATACTCTAACAGACGTTATTTCTTTTTCTTTTTCGTCTACATACCAATAGTAGCTAAAAAATGTTCCTGTTATAAATTTTGATGATGCCATTTATTATTTAATTTTAAATAATAAAATCCTTTCTTTTAATCAATTTTATTTTTTCTTTTGAACAATTTTCTTGCCAATATAATAATAATCGCCTATATGTTCACAGTATTTTCTTGATTCATATGGATTTTCAAATGTTCCTATTAAATGAGTTTTATTTTCTTCATTTATAATAGGCAATATCATAGTTTCAAATATTTTGTTATTTTCTTTAAATATTGTATTTATTCCTTTAAAATAATTATTCCATAAAATATTTCCTCCAAAAGTATTTTCAAATGGCAAAGGAGATTGTATTCCTTTTTTTTCAAATAAATAAATTTTATTATCATATAATATATTTATTATCCTGTAATCAAGTTTTATATCATCATAATAAGATAAGCCACTAATTGGAGAAAATTTTGAATATTTTTTAGATGAATTTAATTTACTTTTTAAAAGCTCTGGTGAATAGTTTAAAGATAAAGCGGAACCTATATAATTGTTTAAATATATTGAACATTCTATATTAGATATATAATCATCTTCAAAACACACAGATGATATTTTTCCTATCATATTTTCCAAAGTTGGATATTTTATAATTTTATATTTATTAAAAACAATGTTATCTATATTATTTTCCCAAAAATCCCCTCCTAGACAATATGATATTTGCATTAAATTGGGATCATATTGTCCAAATCTACCATATAAACAATTATTTAAAATTGAGGAACATCCATGACCAAAATTATTTTTAAGTAATTTTATATTTGTATTTAGATTATCTCTATAAGTTAGATCATTATAATCATACCCAAAGCCAGAAAATGGTAGCCATATGTTTTCAGTTTTATTTTTAACTATAAATTTTGTTTTAAAATTATTATTAAGTGAATTAATTGAATTTACGCCTGAAGTTAAATAAAATGCTTGTTCAAAAATATTTTCTTTAGATAATGCTGGTATTCTCATACCAACAATAATGAATTTTCTATGTTCTACACACTTTTTTAAAATATCACATTCTTGCGCCATACAATATTTTGAAGTTTTTTTATCCCAGCATAATCTTATATAAGCTATAGGATATTCAGGATATTTTATAACATTTATTTTAAATATACCGTTAGATTTTTCTTCTATATTTATTGATTTGCTGTTTCCCATTTTATTATTTTAAATTTTTTTTTATTTATATTTAAACTTTTATAAAGTAAATAACAAATGTTAAGATCAGGAAGTGTATGTATGAGTTTTTTATATAACTATTTAATAAGTGAAGCAATAATTAATAACAATGAAAAAGGAGGAGATATGTTATGTAAAAAAGCTACAAAATTAAAATGTTTAGTAGATACTTTTCAATCATATGGAGGTGTTTTAGCTAAATTATCGCAAATAATATGTTTAGGTGAAAATGATCAAAATAATAATGTGTTTTCCGATTGCAAACCTTTTTCTACAGATAAAACTTGTAAACATATTAAAAATTTATTTGAAAGTAATAATGAATTTTTTAAAGATGTAAAATCTATAGATTATGATGTATATAAATCTGGCTCTGTTGGACAAGTTCATAAAGCTATTTATAAAGACGATAAAGAAATTATAATTAAAGTTCAGTATATTGGGTTAAAAGAACAAGTAAAAACTGATTTATTTCTACTAGATACAATTATTACTTGTTTATATTCTTTCGTTAATTTAAATAATGCTATTTCAGATATTAAAAATAAAATAGAAGAAGAATTAGATTATAATATTGAATACCATAATCAACAAATTATGTACGATAACTGGTCACAACATAATTATATAAAAATAGCTCAATTAATACCTGAGATATCAAATGAAACATTATTAAGTATGTATTTTATTAAAGGTGAAAATTTAAATGATTTTATTCAACACTCAACCCAAGAAGAAAGAAATAATATCGGTATGTTAATGGTTGAATTTGTATTTACAAATATTTATAAACATGGTATTTTATACTCAGATATTCATTATGGTAATTTTTTAATACAAGATAAAAAAACATTATATGTAATGGATTTTGGATGTATACATGATATTAATGATATACTTATTGATAATGTTAAAAATTTATATAAAGTTCTTTTATATGAAGAAAAAGGATCAATTTATGACATCGTTGAAAAAATGGAAATAATTAATAAGGATATTTCTCCGGAGTCAAAAGAATATATTTATGAATATTTTAAAAGACAATATCAACCTTGGTTATCTGATAATTTTGAATTTACTAGTGAATGGGTAAAAATAACAGATTATAAAAATACTGATTTAATGAAATCATGGAACTTACCTTCTAACTTAGTTTATTTTAATAAACTTCCTTATGGTATGTATCATATTTTAGGAAAAATGAATTTAAAAGGTGATTTTTTAAGTTTTTACAAAAAATTATTAAATATTACTTAAAAAATATTAAGTAAGATATAAATGACAGAACTTTTATTAATAGATTCACAAGTATATGGTCAGTTATTGCTAACATACAATGATTTTATGTTTAAAAATTCTATATTCAAAAATAAATTATGGGACTATAATGTATGCAAAATAATTTCTGAATTAATTGTAGATGGTACGGAATTTGTAGATATTGGCGCAAATATAGGTTTAGTAAGCTTGGGAGTTAAAAAACTTTTGGAAGATAAAAATATTAAAAAGTACCATTGTTTTGAACCTAATAATAAAATTTTTCCTATATTAAATTATAATACTTCAATGCATAAAGATATTTATCTTTACAACTTTGCAATAGCTGATAAAATATCATTATGTAATATGAGAGTTTCAATAACTAATAAAGGATGTACACATATTCATAAATTATGTAATGATATAACTGACTATAGTTCTGATTTTCAAAAAATGTGTATATCTGAGTATGTTGATGAAAATAATATTTTTATTCCTACAATAAACATTGATTTTATCATTGATAGTTTTGAAAATGTCAGTGTTATCAAAATTGATGTTGAAGGTTTTGAATATCAAGTTTTAAAAGGAGCTGAACTATTTTTAAAAAAATTTAAACCATCAATTGTAATTGAAATTTTTCCATGTAATTTAGAAAAGTGTAATGATCTATTAAAATCATATAATTATACTTTAATTAATCATATTGAGAATGAAGATTATTTATATCAATATAGTTTTTAAACTATTGTTTAGTTTAAAAACTTATTACACCATTATATTTTTAACTTTTTTATTTGATTTATAGTAAACTTCTCCAACTTTTTCTCCTTTTATTACATTAAAAACTGGACAATAATCTACTTTTATATATTTTAAATTTTTATATTTAGTATTAAGTTTACATTGTAAAGCAGTTTCTTCTATAATTTTATTTAGTTCAAAAAAATCTTCAATTTCTTCTTCAATTTCTAATATGACATAACAGGATGAAAATGATTTTAAATGAAAAAATAAATGATTATCATTTGCTTCATCAAGTATTTTCCAATTTTCTTCCGCATTATTTCCTATTTTACATTTAATATTATTAATAAATATTTCTTTCATTTATATTTTTTATAAAATATTTTTTTAAATTTAATATTAATAAATGACTAATATGCAAGAATATTATTGTTGCGAAGAAGGATTAACGCCTGGATATGGGGGTGGTTGTTTACAAAAAGAAAATTATTTAATTGAAAGAAGAGGTGGTGGAGGAGGCGGAGGTGGTGGTGGCAGAGGTGGTGGTGGTAGAGGTGGTGGTAGAGGTGGTGGTGGTAGAGGATACGGGGGAGGTTGGGGATCTGGAGGAGGAGGTTGGGGATATTATGGATATCCTTATACATCTTATTACG